GGTTGACAACAATGTTTTTACAGTGTACAATTAAATCTTACACGGATGGCAAAGGCCTTCTATGTATAAAAAAGTATACAGTGTGTCAAAAATGATACACTATCAAAAAAAGTGTTGACAGTACAAAGAAAGCTAGATATAATAACTCTTTAAGGAAACAAAATGAAACGAAAACTTAGAGTGCCTAGGGAACGAAATTCAGCTGTTATTCAATTGATTAAAAGAGCTGGTGCGGGTTCCGGTGTGCACGGTAAAACAAATAAAGCAAAGCGTAGAAGTGAAAAAGTAGAATTGCAAACTCTTGTTTATTGAGAGTTTGCATTATTTAGAAGTGTTTAGTTTCTTAACTGCATACTTCTAAGTAATGTATATGCAGCGGTGGCGGAGAGGTCCAACGCAAGGGATTGCAAATCCCTAAAACCGTGAGTTCAAATCTCACCCGCTGCTCCAAACATTGCCCTTGTAGCTCAGAGGAAGAGCATTCGCTTGATAAGCGAAAGGCCGACATTTCGAAATTGTCCAAGGGTACCAAGTTTTATGGAGAGTAATGCAGCGGGGTTGGTCCTGCGACCAGCCTTGAAAACTGGGTTCTCAGAAATGGGATGGGGTTCGACTCCTCTGCTCTCCGCCAAGTTTTTTCTGGCGTTCGTTCAACGGATAGGACATCATTCTTCTAAAGTGATTATGGGGGTTCGATTCCCTCACGCCGGACCAGTTAGTTTTGTTGGGGTGTGGTGTAATTGGTAACACAACAGACTTTGACTCTGTCGTCTCAGGTTCGATCCCTGACACCCCTGCCAGTAAGAGGATTTTAGCCCTATTAGTATAATGGCATTACACCTGTTTTGTAATCAGGTTACGGCAGTTCGATTCTGTCATGGGGCACCAAGTTAGTATGCAACTTTAGCTGATGTGGTCATAGCGGTGGTCTGAAGAACCATTGAAACAGGTTCGATTCCTGTAGGTTGCACCAAAAGTGTGTCTAAAATGATACAGTTGTAAAAAAAGTTGTTTACAACATCACAAACTGTGTTATAATAGACTTATGGAAACAAAGAATAGATGCTGATCGTAGTATCATTCTAAACGGTTCTTTAAAAATACAATAAGATGTTATGTACTCCGGTAGTTTACTGGCTAGAACGCTGCCCTTTCAAGGCGGAGAAGAGGGATCGAAACCCTTTCGGAGTACCATTTGTTAAACATACTAAGAGACATAGTTCCCGTAAAACGGAAAAGCGTGGTGGTTATCGAGTATGTTTAACAAATGTTTGGGCTGATAGTGATAATGGGAGCACAGGGGCTTTGCAAGCCTTTAGTCGGGGTTCGATCCCCCGTCGGTCCACCAAATTTTTTAATTTTTGCGTCTTTAGCACAACTGGATAGTGCACCGGGCTACGAACTCGGAGGTTGGGGATTCGAATTCCTCAGGACGCACCAAGATTGCCAGCGAGACTTGGAAGTCAGGGAGGTTTTATAAACCTTTTAGCGCCAGATTAGCGTTCTTGAGAGAGTTCGATCCTCTCCGCTGGTACCAAAAATAACTAGAAATAGTTGTTGACAGTTTAGGTAGGCCGTGTATAATAGGTATATGGCAGCAAGTTTTGAAGTGGATTAGTTATATTTTAGTACATACAAGCGAGTGCAGCTTAAGATAACAACTTGGCAACGCATGACGAGGTTCGTAACCTACAGCTTTGTTTAAATGTATTAAAATATGATTAATTTGGAGGTGCCGCCGTAATGGTATGGCAAGGGACTGTAAATCCCCCGCTCTTCGGAGCTAATAGGTTCGATCCCTATCACCTCCACCAAGTTCGGTGTGAAAACATCGATTCAATCTTGACATCAGGTCAAGCGCATCAATCGGGTCTGCTCCGCAGATTTATTCGGTCACCGCGTTAGAGTGTCGGCTAAAGTTCGTAATGCCACCGTATTTAGGTCTGTTCGTATAGAGGTTATTACTGCGGATTGTCTATCCGCTTACAGGGGTTCGATTCCCCTACAGACCGCCAATGTCAATGCAGGTTTGCTAGCAGTGAAGACATCAAGGCGTCATGTCATTCTGTGGCAGGGTTCAATTCCTTGATTGACGCCAAAAATTATGGAGCTATCGTCTATCGGTTAGGACATCTGGTTTTCATCCAGGCAAGCGGGGTTCGATTCCCCGTAGCTCTTCCAAAGTTTCTCGTCATTGTCCGGAGCAATTCCTTCCGGACTTTAAAATAACAAGGCTCCTAGATGCTGGAGTATATTGTCGGTGTGGTTCCGACCGGGAAAACGATCCTGTTACTACTTTCGTTAAAGTAGCGTTTGATTAGCGATAGAGATCCGGTGGCAGAAAACCGTTAGCGAGTGTATACGACCCACTCAGGCTCTGATAGGCAGAATCTCAACTGCACACAGACTTCGAATAAATGGAGATGGACAGTGTAACAACTCAATTAAGGGCTTGTGTGGAAACAAGTAGCTTATCCTATTTTAGGCTCGTTCATATAATGGTTATTATCGCGGATTGTCTATCCGTAGACGGGAGTTCGATTCTCCCACGAGTCGCCAGTTTTGTGGTAAGGAAAGTAAAAGGAGAATGGGCAAGTTAGTGTGCGTGCACGCTGACTAGATACCTCACCTGCCACAATTTTAATTCTATTCCGTAGAACCCGAGCATGGTGCATGGGCTTGACTGTTAATCAATGTTTAGCTGGGATCGTTACCCAGATACGGAGCCAATTTTATCTGAGTGTATTGTCAAAGGCAGACGGCCGGGTTTGGAACCTGGAGGTTGGGATCTCGGAATTCCCCACTCAGACCATATAAGAGCATATTACAGGTTGGGTTAGATTCGCGGTCTAACTATTTGGGTATTATGGACTAGATAATTACTAGCACCAATACTAAGATACGTAGTGTGTTCCTATATGGAGTCGTTAGTTTAGTGGTAAAACCGCGGGTTGTGATTCCGCTATCACGGGTTCGATTCCCGTACTTCTCCCCAGTTTTTGTGTAAATTTTTAAAAAGGTATGATATGAAACGTTCAGGCAAACGATAGTGTCAACTTTAGATCCCGTATATGGTCTAAGGTTGGCACATTAAAGACAAAATTAATATGCAACAACCACGCTAAACTTTGATGGCGAAGTACCCGGCTCTTAACCGGAGGAACCGAGTTCGATTCTCGGAGCGTGGACCATATACGGGATTGTAGTGAAACGGTTATCACAGCAGACTTTTAATCTGCCAATTCTGGGTTCGAATCCCAGCAGTCCCACCATATAAAAACACATTCAGACCAAGCGCATTGGTTTGTTGGTATAGCCCCGGAGTCCAGGGTAGCAGGTTCGATTCCTGTAAGTGTCTGATCAGCACCGAGTGTGTTTCTATATGGTTATTAAGGAGCGTGGGCAGGACGGTAATGCAGCTGATTGCTAATCAGTAGAATCATGAAAGTGGTTCATAGGGTTCGACTCCCTAACGCTCCGCCAGATAAATATCACAATGCGGGATTAGCTCAGTGGTAGAGCAGTGCTTTTACACGGCGAAGGTCGGCAGTTCGAAACTGTCATCCCGTACCATTTAACTGTTGACAACAACTAGAAATTAGTGTATAATATTCTTATGAATGACAATATTACTAAGTGGTTATCGACAATTCTTTTTCTTTCGGCAGGTATTCTTGTTTCGTTAAACATAGAAGCTTCTCGTTTTGCGTTTCCGCTGTTCTTAGGTGGACACGTATTGCTGACTTATTTCTTTTTTAAATCAAGAGATTGGTCATTGATTACACAAAACGGTTTCTTTATTTTTATCGATTTAGTAGGTATCTATCGTTGGTTCTTTTAAGATTGCCGCTATAGCTCAGCAGGTAGAGCAGCTGCCTTGTAAGCAGTTGGTCCGGGGTTCGATTCCTCGTGGCGGCACCAGTTTTCGGAGTGTAGCGCAGTCTGGTAGCGCACCTCGTTTGGGACGAGGGGGTCCAAGGTTCGAATCCTTGTATTCCGACCAAGTTATTGTTGTATGAAGCGATGAGAAATAAGTTCAAGACGCGGGGGCAGTGCCCGCCAGGTCCACCATAAAACACATTAGCCTGACTGAAACGGGCATCGAGTACGTGGAACGTGGAAGAAGGTTCGATTCCTTCATACTCAATTTCAGTAGTGTGTTTTATAATGGGCCTGACACAGGATCGATTGGGCAAAGAGTAACAAAGTGGACAACTCGGCAATGTAGAAGCCGTAGGATTAGGGTAACCTGGTCGAAGAAGCAAAACAAAGTAAACGCAAACGACTCACAGTTCGCATTAGCAGCCTAAACACTGCTTAGGGTTTCGGTAGGTTTCCTCGTAACAGAATAACCTATCAAAGGCGGGATTAGTTTAATGGTAAAACAGCAGATTTCCAATCTTCGGTCGTCAGTTCGATTCTGACATTCCGCTCCAAGAATTATGCGAGAGTGGTGTAATGGTAGCCACGCTGGTCTTAGAAGCCAGTGCCGAAAGGCGTGAGAGTTCGAGTCTCTCCTCTCGCACCAAATTCTCCCTAACAGACGGAGTACAATGTGATAAGTTGTCTGTTCATATAAAAGTACATTCGCGGTTAAGGATACCTAGCAACTGGACGCAGGGGCTATCCGAAGTAGCAGGCATGCTTACCGAAAGCTAGGAAATGAGTGTGCTTTTATATGAAATTAATTGAAAACGTATCTATTCCAGATATTTTTGAAAAAGAAATTCTAGCTAATACTGTACAGTTAACAGAATTTTTAGAAGATAAAAGATCTATTTTTGATCCTTGGCTATCTAAAATTTTAGGTTATTCTATTGTGTCGTATGAAGCTTGGGTAAACTATACTTCTTTCAATGGAGATATAAACGGATACGAATGGCATAATGAACAAGGTATAGGTGGCGCTGCTACTGCTATGACCGGTGAATTTGCAGGAATAATTTGGTTATCAGGAGATGAAAACGCAGGTGGTAATCTTTCTGTATTAGAAAATGATGAAGTTGCAGAAATAAAATTTAAACCGAATACTTTGATAGTAATTGATTCTTCTACATTTCATAGAGTTGAACACTATTACGGTATTTCAAAAAGAATAAGTTTAAATTTTACGTTTAACGCAAAAAGTTGTTGACAAGTGTACTTGTTGGTGGTATAATTAATCTATACTAAACAATTAGTGTATTTGTTCTTTAAAAAATTAACGTATAAGAAGTTCTTATACACATACACACTGCCGAAGTTGGTTCGGTTAGACAGGGAGATCCAATTGCCTATGTCGTTAGTGTGTACTTGTATAAGAATTTAATTAACATTGTCAAATGCCAAAGCGTTGGTGGTGTGACGGATTATCAAACAAGTGCTTCCCACATGCAGGAGTTGTAGATAATGCGTTTGACAATGTTAAGAATTTAAGGGTAGTTTAATATCCTGTAGGCGGTTCGCCGTTTATGAAGAATAACTGTGGTGACACAGCCAAAGGAGGTATGCCTACATAACTCCGCCAGTAATGGTTCATTTAGACAAGCCTGCTCAGGTCCGTGAGGATCCGATCACTGATAAGACCGGTGGTTGTAACAGCAAAGCTGATAGTAGTGGAAAGAACGTTTGCTTAAGCGCCGCAAGGTAACGCAAGTGAATGGAAAGGAAACAGGTGGTGCTGTCCTCCACTCCGTAACCAATCAGTCAGTTGGTATGAGAAAGGGTAGTGTATTGGTTCGAGGGGTCGCACCCAAGGGCTCGTATGCAGTTTACGTGGTTGATGGCTGTGTAGCAATATGCAGACATTGGTCGCAAAAGACGACTGAGTAGCTCGCGAGGCAAAAGGTACGCGGTGTGTTGTATTGGGTAGTCCAAAAGATTATTCAGCAACTGAGTCAGCACATCGCAGTAGGTTGATATAGCTCATTGAGAGCAATTCCCTGTTAAGGAATAGGCTGTGGCGTCAAACCCACTATCTAACAAAAAAGCAAAGACTGACTCGGTCATATGTGAAAAGCATCTAATACTTGAACCGCAAGGTAATCAAGTCTAGTAAAGCTCGCAAGGTAATACTAGTTTATGCAGGAAGTTTCGTAACTACTTAGCGGTAGTGAATGGCTCTAAAGGTCAACGGGATAGAAAGCGTAGAATAGCATATGATGTCAAGACTACTGCCTGTCTTAAAACGGCGATGTTGGCAACAGACTATAATACATAGCAATATGGTTATAGTGGAAGTCGGAAGAAAGTAGGCTCGCAAGGCTTACAATAATGTCCGAGGTGTTGTTCGGTAAGGATGTATTCTCAGTCCTCCACCATATAAAAACACATTAGATCTCTTTTAGTTGTTCGGGCTCCACGGACCAACGGGCACTAGATCCCTTTTAGTGTGTTTCTATATGGTAAAACAGGAGTAATTACCCTGTCCATAGTCGAGAGTCATGACCTCGGCAAACTCGTAGTCATCTAATGGTAAGATAGGCCCGTTATGGGGCTTAATGTTGGTTCGAATCCAGCCTACAATGAGTTTCAAAATTTATACACATGATACTTCGTTGTCAGCAAGAAAAAGTCACGCTAATACGGTTTCTTCGAAGGACCAAGTTAGTAGAAGGTAGAAGGGTTCAACTCCCTACGTTCCGGAAGGAGCGGCGCATACGGGATTGCGGTGCTGGACAAGTATCCTAAGTGACTTACCGACTCCCGTCCGGACTAGTTAATTCGGGTGAATGGTTCCAATAACGTGGTGGAACAAACAAGGTATCAGTTGTATAAATTTTCTAATAAATAAAGTTGCGGGTAGGGCGGTCACCACTCCAGTCTCATAAGCTCGGAGCATCCCAGGTTCGAATCCTGGACCCGCTACCATTTTATTCTCCTATAGCTCAGTCGGTAGAGCGTTTGACTGTTAATCAAAATGTCCGTGGTTCGAGCCCACGTAGGGGAGCCAAAGTATATCTCGGTGGTGTAATGGCAGCACTGCGGTCTCCAAAACCGTTAGTGGGGGTTCGAGTCCCTCCCGGGATGCCAATTTTAATATTTTAATAAAGGTGAATGATGAAAACAGTTGGTGATAAGATTGAAGCGTTTGTAGTTACTGGTGTTAAGCCAGGACAACCTGCAGACGCATTTTTTGATATTACAGAAAAAAGCTTTGAAGGTAAGTGGAAGGTAATCGTTTATTACCCTAAAGACTTTACCTTTGTTTGTCCAACAGAAATTGTTGCATATGATAAGTTAACACAAGACTTTGCAGATCGCGATGCAGTTCTATTGACTGGTTCTACAGATAATGAATTCTGCAAAGTTGCATGGCAAACATCTCATCCTGATCTAAAGAAGATCACTCATTTCCAGTTCGCTGATACACAGCGCCGCAGTCGTGACTACAATGAAGAAACTGGTCGTTACACTAACCACAGTTTGATTGAACAATTAGGAGTATTCTATGCGCCTGCCGGAGCAGCTCTTCGTGCTACTTTTATTGTTGATCCTGATAATGTCATTCAGCACGTTACTGTAAACAACCTAAACGTTGGTCGCAGCCCAGAAGAAACACTTCGTGTTCTTGACGCATTGCAGACTGGCGAACTTTGCGCTTGCAACCGTACAGTCGGCGGTGAGACACTGTAAACAATATGAGTAATGTAACTAAAGGAAGAAATAGTTTTGATTCAACATCAACTGACTTAACTATAGCTTTCATTAATAGGAACATTACTCCGTATCCAACCGAAGCCGGTGGTCCTAAATTTGATCTTGTTCCTGTAACTAAACATAAAGATATTATGCTCAATAACGCTAGGCATTTTGCCCAGCAAGAGTATAATAGAATTATGGAGTTAGTTGAAGTATTGCAAAAACAAGCAAATGAAATTAAAGAAAGATTAGAAATTACTGATGCTGTTCACTCAGCTGAATACCAGTTTCAATTAAGTATTGGTCAATGCTATTGGTTAGTGTGGGATACAAGAAGACATAAAACTTTATTAGTTCACTTAGGACCCACAGGATGGAGTACCGGAGTGCCAGATAACTACGAATATGTAGCACAGGTTAAGTTTATGGGTGATCACACTTGGATAAAAATAGATTAATGGAGACATCATAATGCTTGAATGCCTTATTATTGGAGATAGTATTGCAGTAGGCACACATATGGCTAGACCAGAATGTGTTGCTTACGCTCGTGGTGGCTGGAACTCGTGGCAATGGAACAAAGATTATTTGTCAAAAGCATCTAGTCAACCTGCTAGAACTTTAATCATCAGTCTTGGTGCCAATGATCACAAAGGTGTAAAGACAGAGCAGGAACTGCGAAAGATGCGTGAGGCTGTCAAAGGCGAACGAGTGTTTTGGATTGATCCAGGACAAGACCGTAAACCTGTACCTTACGATGCTATGACTCGGATTGCAAAAGAGTACGGTGATACAATATTGCCTAGACCCAAAGCTCATATGAGTGCCGACGGTATTCATCCTACAGTTCGAGGTTATAAAATTTTAGGAGAACAAACAAAATGACAGCATGGGTAGATCAACTTAAAGAAACAATCCCAGAGTACGCTAAAGATACTAAGCTGAATATTGATTCAGTTATTAAGCGTTCTACTTTGCCAATTGAGGAAGCAGAAGCAGTCGCTCTAGCAGCTGCATTTGCTACAGGAAATACAAAAATGTGGACATGGATTCACAGTGTTCTAGCAGATCGTAAAGAAGCTGATGCTGCACTAACAGCTGCTTCGTTGATGGCCATGAACAACACTTGGTATCCATACATTGAGATGGCAGATGATGCTAATTTGACTGGTCTTCCAGCTCAACTTCGCATGAATGCAATTTCTACACATGGTGGAACAACAAAGGGGCGCTTTGAGGCATACAGTCTTTCTGCATCTATTGTTGGTAAGTGCCACTTCTGTGTTAAAGCACATTACGAAACTTTGAAGAAAGAAGGCTACACTGTAGAACAACTACGTGATATTGGCCGGATTGCTTCTGTTGTTAACGCTGTATCTAAAGTACTAGCAAACTAATGATTGTTGAAGCAGTACAAACTGTTCGCGATATCTTTCATAGTAAAGATCGTGTAACAATCTACAAAACACTTATAGACGAAAAGTCTAATAAAACAGTTGTAGAAATTGTTCAATTTTTATATAGCAGAAATGGTTCTATTGAAGGCCCTTCAAAGGGTTCTAATGTAGATATAAAAGCATAAATAATAAGTGCGGGATTGATGTAATGGTTGCCTGTGACCTTGCCAAGGTTATCGTAGGAGTTCGATTCTCCTATCCCGCTCCAAGAATTAGTTGACATATTATTAGAAATAGGTTATAATAAACCTAACAATAATGGTGATATGGCGTAGACGGATGCGCACCGCCCTCATAAGGCGAGGAGGTTGGATCGATACCAACTATCACCACCATTAAGAACATCTTATACGTATTTTAAAGAATTTTCTTGAAGAAGGCTGGGATGTTAACTAGGAGTACATCATGCGGAAGTTAATCGATTTTAACGAAGTTAGAAATTATATCGAAGCACAAGGTTCAGACACTAAGATTTATATCGGTGCTGATTCTGAGCGTGTTAAGAAGAACGGTGTATGGTATGCTGATTACACACTTGCTATTGTTGTTCACATTAATGGTCGACACGGTTGCAAGATCTTTGGAGAAGTACAAACAGAAATTGATTATGACTTCAAAGCATCGCGTCCATCTTTACGTCTAATGAATGAAGTGTACAAGGTTGCTGAATTGTACCACAAGATTGCTGATGTAATTGGCGACAAAGAAGTACAAATCCACCTTGACATTAACCCAAGTGAAATGCACAACTCGTCTATTGTTATCCAACAAGCTGTTGGTTACATTCGTGGAGTGTGTAATGTAGAACCAAAGGTTAAGCCACAAGCTTTTGCTGCTTCATATGCTGCAGATCGTTTAAAGGAAATTCTTTCATTACAATAAAGTAATACTTTTTTATTAAGATTTAGAGTCCAAAGTGTGTCAAAAAAGATACACTTTGGACTTTTTTTCGTTTATATGATACAAAAGCACAAAACTATGTTATAATTAATCATACACGGAAACAAAGAGGAATCAAAATGCAAAAAGTTCAAATGATTGTTGGCGGTAAGTTGGCTCTTGTTGATGCTGATATGGTCAAGAAAATGACTAAGAAACAAGACTTAGTTGCTAGTGCTATGCGTTTGCAATCAGTTATGAATGCAGTACCCCGTGAAGCCGAGCCAATTTTGCAAAAGCAACTCCAAGAAATCATGAGCAAGATTATTCGCCTCAATCGTACTATCCGTCAGAATGTACAATTTCTGTAAAGTGTGTTATAATTAATACAGGAAAATGATATGAAATACATTTTGATTACGAAAAACGGTAAAGTTATGCAGTTCTACATCAAGGCTGTTGCTGAAACTTATCGATCTGCTTACGGCGGTACTATCGTAGCAACGTTTCCAACTAAAGAAAACATCGCTCGTATCAAGGAGACTTATTATGGCTGAATTATATAAAGTTGTTGTGACTTATTACGAATGTGGTTGGGAACAACGCAACGACCCTGAAACCACCAAACATTTTGCAACTCTCGAGGAAGCAGAAAAATACAAAGCTTACTGGGAAGAAAACGACCCAGATTCTCCTGATGATGTTTGGCAAGCAGAGATTACAAAATTATGATTGAAACTATTTTTACTGTTTTAGTTGTTGTTATTATTGGAATAAATATTGCAACAACCGTATCAACAAAATTTCGCCGATGGCTTTATAAGGATAAAAATGAACGAAGAAATTAAACAACTTGCAATTCAATCTGGACTATTGTTTCAACGTGATAAACTCTCTTACGAGGAAAAAAAGTTTGCAGAGCTAATCGTACGCAGATGTCTAGACAAGATTGAGAATGAAGCAATGCAATACAGTGAACCAGTCTGGGCTGTAGAATTGCTTAATGATATTAAAGAACATTTTGGTATTAAAGAATGAAGTGGAAAATATCAGCCGGCCCATCTGAAGGCGATACTCGCGTTAAGACACGGTTTGCGCTGTTTCCCGTTTCAATATACAAAGATGACGAACTCTATATAGTCTGGTTTGAAACGTATCGGGCAACAGAACAGTATCAAAAAGTTTCTGGCTATTATGATCATAATCGAGACGAGTTGCAGTGGAAAGTAATTAAAAAAGAATTGCTTTATGGTGAGCACGAATAACTGTTGACATTCGCTGCTAAATAGTGTATAATTAAATACAAACCTAAAGGAAACCACATGACTTCAAAACAAACCGCTATCTTACAAACCGCAAAACTATTTGCTATCGCCATTGGCGCAGGCATTTTAGTTAACGTACTTTTTGCTTTCTTTACCGTAGCACAAATTGGCACTGGCTTTTGCATACTTGCTTTAGCATTCTTGGGTAAGATGGTCTATGATATAGAACTAAGTAAAGCAGAGCACCTCGAAACATTAAATAAATTAAACGACAAGTAAAGTTGACAATGTCTTTAAGTAATGTTATAATGTAATACACATCAAGGAAATTAAATGGCTGGCAAAGCAAAATCAATCTATCTTAGCGTATTACCTAAAGGTGAACATATGAGTACCTTTAAGAAAGTCTTCTTTGAGGCTAAAGCTTACAATGAGTACGTAAAGTCTGAAGAATTTAAAAAGCAATGGCCGGCTGATAAATATGACATTATCAAAGAAACTTATTAAACATGACAAACAGACAAAAAGAAATACTACATAATCTGCATCTTTTCGAATTAGAAAAAGCCGAGAGGATGAAATCCTTTTTGTGGCGCGCTAGATTATTCTTGTACAATTTTAAGAAAAAATTAGGAATTTTGTAATGAGTATGCATATGATTCATGGCGTTCAAGTTCATGGTAAATCAAAGCAAAAAAAGAAACCGGGTTGGCAAAAAGCTGAGCAGGAATACCGAGCTTGGTTGCTGAAAAATGGTGTCAATCCTGACGAAAAATCCAAAAAGAAAAAAGAATTTGTTGCGTATCAAACGCCAAAACAAGTTATTCGTGAGACACCTCGCTACTCAAGTCTAGCTACTTCAAGCGCTAGATCAGACGCTTGTGCAAAAAAAGAATCTCCAAAATACACTGGCACAAAAATGCTCGGAATCGGCCAGTTGCACAAAAGCAACGCAGTACCAGTATTCTGTGACCAAGACGCAATTGACATCGCAAAGATGCGAAGAGGATAATATGATCGACAAAAGAATTCTAAGTATACTTTCGAACGAAGGTATTCGTCAAGCTGATACCATTGAACTAATTGCAAGTGAAAACTTTGCCAGTAAAGAAGTACTGCAACTAGCTGGTAGTATCCTTACTAATAAGTATGCAGAAGGTTATCCTGGTAAACGCTATTACAATGGATGCGCAAACGCAGATGACATTGAGCAATTAGCTATCGATACGTTATGCGATTTGTTTGGTTCTAAGTTTGCTAACGTTCAACCTCATTCTGGTGCTAATGCTAACCTCGCAGTATTTAAAGCATTCTTGCAACCCGGCGATACTGTGCTTGGAATGGATCTAGCAAGCGGTGGTCATTTGTCGCATGGTGCTAAAGTAAATATTTCAGGTGCATGGTTTAATTCTCATTCATACGGAGTGAATGATGAAGGTTTGCTAGACTATGAAGCTATTAGAAACATGGCCGTTAATCTAAAGCCAAAGATGATTGTTGCTGGAGCAAGTGCTTATCCACGACAAATCGATTGGGTAAAATTCCGCGAAATTGCTGATGAAGTCGGTGCTCTACTACTTGTAGATATGGCACACTACTCAGGGTTGGTCGCTGGAGGGGCTTATGACAGTCCGATTGAGTACGCTGATATCGTCACATCAACTACTCACAAAACACTCCGTGGACCTCGTGGAGGCATTATTCTATGGAACAATGAAGCATATACTAAGAAAATCAATGGTGCAATCTTTCCAGGTACTCAAGGTGGTCCTTTGATGCATATTATTGCTGCAAAAGCTCAATGCTTTATTGAAGCAAGTACAGACGAATTTATGGAATACTCTCAAAACGTTGTGCGAAATGCAAAAGCAATGTGTGATGTGTTTACCAAAGAAGGTTTTAAAGTACAAACTGACGGCACCGATAGTCACATTATTTTGATGAATCTAAGTGAGAGTAAATACAGTGGTCGTGAAGCAGCAGATTTGCTCGAAGCAAACGGAATTACTGTAAACAAGAATGGTATTCCTAATGACCCCCGTAGCTTTGTAGAAACAAGTGGTATTCGTATTGGTACTGCTGCTGAAACAACACGCGGTCATGACGAACAATGGTTCCGTGAACTAGCATACACTATTACAGACATTCTAAAATAACCTATAAATATCTCCATATATGTGTATGGAGATTATATGTGGTTCTATAAAGGTGAAGTGTTTACTTCAGAAATGATTGAAGATTATGTTGGATTTGTTTATTTAATTACAGACAAATCCAACAATAAAAAATATGTTGGAAAAAAGTTACTTACATCTAAGCGCAAACTTGCACCACTAAAAGGTAAGACTAGAAAAAGAACCGTAGTAAAAGAAACTGATTGGCAAAAATATTATGGTTCTTCTGAAGAAGTTAAGTTAATGGTAGAAGAAAAAGGTGTAGATAATTTTCATAGAGAAATTTTATATCTTTGCATGTCAAAAGGACAACTTGGTTATTTAGAAGCAAAATATCAATTTGAAAACGATGTGCTATTACGAGATGATTATTACAACGGAATTATACAGTGCAAAATCCACCGAAATCATGTTCGTAGTTTGATTGCTAGTTGACATTTAAAATTTATAGTGTATAATAAATTATGATCATATTATTTAACGGTCCTCCTGGTTCTGGAAAAGATCATGCTGCAGATTATTTTAAGCAGTATGGCTTTAAGCACTTGTCATTTAAATATCAACTTTACGTAGAAACTATTAAATATTTTGGTGTTGATACGAAATGGTTCATGGATGGTTATAATGATCGTTCTCAGAAAGAAGTTAAATCTCCGCTTCTTGATAACATGTCACGTCGAGAAGCAATGATTCATGTCTCTGAAAAAATCATTAAACCTCGTTGTGGCTTAGACTATTTTGGTAAATTAGTAGCTAATGAAATTGATCTTCAAAAAGATTATTGCATTTCAGACGGTGGCTTTATTGATGAACTTATTCCTGTAGTTGAAAAAGTTGGAAACGATAATTTTATCTTAGTTCAACTTACACGTGATGGACATGATTTTTCTTCTGATTCTCGGAGGTATTTTGATGGAAATGTAACACAAGAATTTGTGATTAATAAGAAAACTGATATAGAAAAGAAATATGTATTACCTCATAAGTTTGATGTAAAGACCTATAGGATACACAACAACGGCGATATTTCAGACTTTGAAGAAGTGCTGAAAGAAATTTGTAAAAAAGAAATAAATATTAACCTAAACTGGAAATTTTTACCATGATGAATCAACAAGAAATTAAAAATGCTTTGCACTCAAATGTTTGTACTGTTACTTTTACAAAAGTAAATGGTGAAGAGCGAGTAATGCAATGTACTCTCAAAGAAGACCTTCTCCCTGCTCAAATTGATCTAGAAGAAACTATTGAAAAGAAAACAAAAACACCTAACCCAGATGTTCTTGCGGTATATGATGTTACAGCTGAAGGCTGGCGTTCATTCCGTTGGGATTCGCTTAAAGATTTTAAAGTGGAGCAATAAATGAGTATGATTTATAAAGGTGAGGTTGTAGAAA